GCTCGTGAAGGTGAAGCCTACGATTACGAAGTGAAAACCGATGGTATCAACCAATGGCTCAAGCCTAGTGTTGAACCCACAGCAACCACAGAAACTGTTGTAATAGGAGTACGCAAATGATTTTTGTACATAAGGGTATGAAGTCCCTAACTTCACAACAGTTAAACCGTAGGACACAAAAGTATATCGACAGGGATTACCCACAGTGGAAGCGTGAGCGATCTATGCGTAAAGCTGATGGTCTATTCGATACTTACATGGATGGTGTTGAAACTGACACAGACACTAACAGAACTAACAACGAGTTTAACTGGAACTTAGAGCAGTACCGAAAGGCTGTTCTAAGACTAGAGGACTATGTGTTGTCTGTTGGTGTACCTGAGTCTAGTTCAGAAGTACCTACAGGTGAGACAACTTATGACGAAGAAACTGGAGAAGCTACAGAAGTTACAGAGACTGTAGTTACTCCTGCTATCGAGCCACTAGAGGCTACTGTTGAAGTAGTAAGTGTGGACGAAGAAGGTAATGAAACTACGGAGACTGTAGACAATCCTTTGATTGTTCAAGATGTTGCAGAAAGAGCGCAAGCACAGTCTATAATTGACAATTCCTCAGAAGAGGTAAGGACATTTGGCATAGCCGAAGAGGAGTAATCAAGTGACTAAGGCGAGAGATTTAGCAGTCTTTAACGCATCGGGGGTACTTACGAGTACCTCTAATCTTAACGCAAGTCAATTAACATCGGGGACAATACCTAACGGTAGATACGGTACGCCTACATTTAATGGGTCTAATTTGACAGGTATTACTGCTGGTGGTGGTGGTAAAATATTAGGTTATAAAACAAGCTCTGGTTTTCATACAGGGGTTATTGCTAACTATACTACTTGGGTAGACTCTAATGTTTCTATAACCTACACCCCTTCAGCAGCAGACAGTAGGATTATTATTGTTGTAAACGCTTATGTTAACTACTTAGCGGCAAGTGTAGGAACAGGGTTAGGATTAACCCGTAGTATTTCTGGTGGTTCTACCACAACGCAGCTTGGTGATTCCACCACTGGTTTTTGGTATAATTATAAATCAATAACAGGTGAAACAAATGTTGCTTTTGAACACGTAGATAACCCTAACACCCTCTCAGCGGTAACGTACACAATAAACGCAAGACGAGAAGGCGGTGGTGGGAATGCTATACAAGTTGGAGAGGTTAATAAAAAATCATCCATAACTGTATATGAAATCTCAGGCAGTCCCCAAGCATAAAGGAAAGTAAACAATGGAAGAACTAAAACAACAAGTAGATCGCTTGGAATGGCGAGTGGATCTACAGGACGAACAACTTAAGACGCTTACGGCTAACGCCAATGAGCTTAGAGGGATGCTGGATAGCATCAACCGCACCCTGCTACAAATCAAGTGGTTAGTTGTGGGCGGTGCTGTTGTTTGGTGGGGTCAGTCTATGGGACTTGGCAGCTTCTTTAAATTAGTAGGAGTATAGACTATGGGCGTAACAGACTTGATTGCTGGTATCTTTAAACCAGCCGCAGACCTCGTAGATAAAATGCACACCAGCGACCATGAACGATTACAAGCTAAAGGGCATCTTATGGATGTCCAAGCTGCTGCCATGCAGCGTGTGTTCGACTACGAAAAAGAAATGATTAAAGGGCAGCAAGCTATTGTAACTGCGGAAGCTAAAAGTGAACACTTTATCGTAGCTGCGTGGAGACCAATAACAATGCTAACCTTCCTTGCACTTGCTGTAGGCGATACCTTCGGGTTATTTGCTACGCCCCTTCGTGATGAAGCTTGGGCGTTACTACAGCTTGGCTTAGGTGGCTATGTCGTAGGACGTAGTGGCGAGAAGATTGCAAAGGTTATGAAAGGATAGATTATGGATACTAAAATATTAGACGAGTTACACGATAGTGTAGCTAGAGACTTGTTAGCAAAAGTTAAATCAGGTGAAGCGACTGCATCAGAATTGTCGGTTGCAACAAAGTTCCTTAAAGACAACGGAGCTGTTCACGAGGTTATAACGTCAGAGTCTCCTATGGCTAACTTATTAGAGGCATTACCCTTCGAGGAGGTGTCACATTGAGTACACCAAGGAATTATAAAAAAGAATATGCTAATTACCACAGCAAGCCTGAACAAAAAGACAATAGGGCAGCTAGAAACAGAGCAAGGCTTAAGATACGTAAGAGAGTAGGCTCTGCTGCTATTGCTGGTAAGGATGTAGACCATAAAGACAGAAACCCCCAAAATAACTCTACGAGTAACTTAAGAATACAAAGCAAACGTAGGAACAGGAGCAGAAATGGCTAGTAAAGGTTTATACGCAAATATTAACGCAAGAAAAAAGAAAGGCATTAGTCGTTCTAAAAAGAACTCCACTATTTCTAAAAAATCTTACGACAAACTTAAGATAGGTTTCAAGAAGAAGGATTAATAATGGAAAAGATGCCAGAGCAACTAAAAGACTTCCGTAACTTTATGTATATAGTTTGGAAGCACCTTAACTTGCCTGATCCCACTCCAGTTCAATACGATATGGCAGACTATATCCAGAACTGTCCCCGAAGAGCAATCATCGAGGCGTTCCGTGGAGTAGGTAAGTCCTATATCACCGCAGCATTCGTGGTACACCAGTTACTTCTTGATCCACAAAAGAAGTTCATGGTAGTGTCAGCATCTAAACAAAGAGCTGACGATTTTTCCACATTCACACAACGTCTGATCCTAGAACTCCCAATATGCCAACATCTCATAGCAACAAGTGAGCAAAGGTGGAGTAAGATCGCGTTTGATGTAAGACCCGCATTAGCGTCTGGTAGTCCCTCAGTTAAATCTGTCGGGATTACTGGACAGCTAACGGGCAGTCGGGCAGACATAATTATCGCAGATGACATCGAAGTACCTAACAACTCTATGACGCAAATGATGCGAGAGAAACTAGGGGAAGCTGTTAAGGAATTTGATGCGGTACTAAAGCCAGACGGTAAGATTCTTTATCTTGGTACACCTCAGTGTGAAATGAGTCTTTATAATACACTCACAGAGCGTGGCTACCAGATGAGAGTCTGGACTGCTAGATACCCGTCCATAGAGAAGGCTGAGAAGTCGTATGGGCAGCGTTTAGCACCTACCCTATGGGATGCTATGCACTCAGCAGAAAGTCCCTTAGACGGCAATCCAGTCGATCCTAAGCGATTTGATGATGAGGACTTGTTAGAAAGGGAACTCAGTTACGGTAGATCAGGTTTTGCACTACAGTTTATGTTAGACACAAGTCTAGCAGACATGGATAGATACCCATTAAAGTTATCAGACTTAATGGTGATGTCGGTAGACAATGATAAAGCACCAGAGAAGCTCGTGTATGGCGTTATGAAGCCTGTTAGCGACCTACCTAATGTAGGACTAGCGGGTGACAAGTATTACGCCCCAGAAGCGATTGTAGGGGACTACATAGACTATGACGGATCAGTGCTTGTTATCGATCCATCTGGTAGAGGTCAGGATGAAACAGCTTATGCTGTTGTTAAGATGTTAAATGGCTACTTGTACGTTTCAGACTGCGGAGGTATTCAAGGCGGTTACGATGAAACTACGCTAACGAAGTTATGTAACATAGCGAAGGAACATAAAGTTAACATGGTACTTATTGAGAGTAACTTTGGTGATGGTATGTTTACAGAACTACTTAAACCGTTCTTGAAAAAGATATATCCAGTTACTACGGAAGAAGTACGGCACAGCAAGCAGAAAGAACTACGTATAATAGACACACTAGAGCCTGTAATGAACCAGCACAAGCTCATCATAGACCCTAAAGTTATCCAAAAGGACTTTGACAGCGTACAGCACCATCCCCCTGAGAAGGCTCAGAGGTATATGTTAACGTATCAGATGACTCGTATAACGAAGGATAGGGGATCACTAGCGCATGACGATAGACTAGATGCTCTAGCAATGGGTGTAGCCTATTGGGTAGAACAGATGGCTGCTGATGTAGAAGAAGAAATGCAAGAAAGAAAGAATAAGCTATTGATGGACGAGATAGATAAGTTTGTTAATGGCTATAATGTAAACTCACAACCAAGGTCTAATACGTGGATGTAAAAAAACTAATAATGCTTGCTATGTTAAGCGTCCCTGCGTTTGCTAATGATGCAAACCAAGGTGATTTTAGTAACAATACGCAAGCAGAGACTATTACAACAACAACAAGCACTGTAGTAAGTCAAGAAGGTACACCAGTGCCAACAGCAGTAGGCGCAGCCGCCCCTGTTTACAACCAAGATATATGTGTTGTATCAAATGGGAGAGGTGTTCAGACGTTACAGATCGGCTTATCTTACGGTTCTTCTACAAGAGATGAAACCTGTGAGCTGCTTAAGCTATCTCGACAACTGAGCAACCTCGGCTTAAAAGTCGCTGCAACTAGTGTACTTTGTAATGACCCTAGAGTATTTCATGCGATGTTAAACGCAAAAACCCCATGTCCAATAGGAGGACTAATCGGTGATAAAGCAACTAAATATTATAAAGACAACCCTGATATTGTGCCTGATGCTCCTGTTATCAAGCGAGTCAAGAGCGGGAGGACTGTACATTCCAATGTCGTTGCAGGAAAGTTTAAACGACATAAATAGTACTATTGATAAGGGTCTGACAGACTTCACTGAGCAAACTCAAGCATCTATGGAGGCGGGTAACACTGTTATCTTTAATCAATATATGGGTGAAGCGTATAAGCTTAGTCAGCACCAAGTTAATACGTTTAATATGTTCTACTCAGAAGGACTTACTAACAGTACCCGTGAGGCTGTCACAACTGCCGCTATAGACGAGATAATTTTAGACAAGCAATATGACTATGAAGTCGCTAAAGAGTCTCTAATCGAAGCAGCAAGCGATATAGCACAGGTTACAGAGGTAGCAGAGATAATTGCTACTGGTAATCAGGAACAAGTAATAAACGCACAAGAGTATGCAGTTACAAACGACTTAGTTGAGATCAAGCAAGAAGATGTAGAACAATACAACACCAGTATTGACTCAATGCTTGAAGCTTCCATGACAAAGAATATGATTGAAGCCTACTCACAAGACTTACAACTAGTAGACACTATAGCTCAAGCAATGATCGATACAGAAACAACTCAAGCATTCTTTGAAACTGTGACGATAACGATTGATGAACTCAACCCTACAGCTCTTAACGTAGCTTGGGATGAGTATAGTATGGTTGTTGAGGGCGATATGTACGCATATTATCAACCAATACCAGACTTGGAGATGATGCTAAGATGATGGACGTAAAAACATTCTCCGTATGGGTAGGACTAGTGAGTACAATCGCTGGTGCTGCCATAGGATACGGTACACTAACAGAGAAGGTGGCAACACTGGAAGCAAATGTAGACTCTACAACGTTAGAGTCACGTTTAGTTAAACTAGAAACGAGGGTAGAGGATAATGACATTGGTAGGATTGGAAAAGAAATTGAACAACTGCGTGGCAGGGTTGATAACTTGGATGAGAAAGTTAGTAGCCTTAGTATCCCAAGCACGGGAGGCATTGAAAAAGATGTGGTTGTCCTTAAAGAACAAGTGGGTAACGTTAAAGACAGACTTAAAGACCTTGGGAAAGAACTTAAAGTCTTAACTAAGATGGGTGATAACCCTTTAAAATAGAGGGTTTGCTCCAAGGTGCCCCATAGAGGGAACAAGACCCCTCCCCCCCTTTACATACCTATAGTATATATAAGTATGTTAAAGGATGTTAACGAGTGATGAATATTACCTAGGGTATAAGTACAGGTAATGTAGGATTGTTTAACATCGGTAAGGGATACCACCACCAGCACCTCCTTATTATATATATTAAGACCCCCCTAGAACTTTGACTGGGCTTCGCTACCTTTGTCTGGGGGTGTCTTAATTTTGACAGAAAAATGTGAGGTGGTATATATACGCGGCTGGCGCACAGTTTCCCCCGTAATGCGAATGATTATCATTATCATCAACCATCACGCAAATGCGAATGAGAATCATTATCATTTAGAATGCCACAAGCTACGCCACAAGATTTTGACGATCCTAGATAGGGAGCGCATTAGCACAGGATATAAAAACCAGTGCTACTGATGCTACTACTGTATAGATGTACAGGCTGTGCATTCATCCAGTAACTACTGGTTATTCATACAGTGTTTATGTCTCTCTTTATCTGTTTTTTTGATTCTGACAAATCAACGCTAAGGGGTCTAATCGAACGCCTAACGCCATTACTAAAAAGCAATATCACGCTATTAATAAAAAGATCGTCCAACACGCGCCAAACTAGACCTATTACAAGCCATTTTGTAATTTTAAAAACAGCCTAAAATCACCTAATATGACCAGATCACCTGGATTGGTCACGCTTACTAGTACTAATAAAGGTCATATTGTGAGACCATTGGATCACTAAATTAAATCTACTTTATAGGTGACATTATGAAATTACATATAGGCGTTAACACTTTTGATCTAGCAACACATGACGGGGACGACCTGTACCGTTTAACTCAATCACTAGTAGCAGATCTGCAACACTATTCTAATATGAATATGGACGACGAACACGATCAAACGCAAATAGCTTTTGATGAATTGCTAGAATATCTATGCTTTGATAGGGAGTCTAAATAATGAAATTACAAGTAACCAAAAAACAGCTATTAGCAAGTGAAGCAATTAATCCATCAGTTAAAACGTGGGCAATTAAAAATTGGGATTATCTAACCGAAGTTAATACGCCATTAATCAACGTTAACAGCTCAACCAAAATAGCTAAAGGTAAAAAGCTTAAGATCAATACTGCTATTTTATACATGCAACCCGCGGATAAAGTAGCAGTTAAAACGCTATGCGCTGGTGCGGATCTATTCGGATGCAAAAAGGATTGTCTAGTATCTAGCGGACAACTAGGCAAAACACCAGCACAAAAGGCAGTGACTAAGCGCACCTTGTGCTATCTATTAGAGCGGTCTAGGTTTTTTGACGTTTTACGTGGTGAGGTTTATTTACATAGTGCTAACTATGGCGATACGTTAGCGGTACGGTTGAACGGTACAACTGATATTAATTTCAATAAGTTTATAGAGTCAATGCCTAGTGTTTTATTTTATGATTACACCAAAATCTATGCGCGCGTTAAAAAGAATACTCTTA